TTACACTTGAGTACTTGCAACTGATACTCTACATTGTAAGGCAGAGGGCCAGTCTTTACTCGCTTGAATTTTACATCCCAGCCGCTTTCTGGATCAGTCGGATCGCCCAGGTCTTCTGCTGCTGTAAGGATGGCTTCAAACAACTTCTTCTTGAGATTGATGATTTTTACTTCACCATTGTCAAGACACTGCATAGCGTAGCTCCAGCCACACTTGAGATCGGGGTAGTACTCACGAATCCAATCTTTTTCTTTGTTGTTGAAACGTTCTTCATTACGGTCAAACGACAGACACTCAAAAGGAATCTGCTTGCCGTTCTTACCTTCTAGCCAGTATACGTAGCGAGCAAGAACATCTCCAACGAGTCGTACTTCGTTATCGCCATCTCGGTAAGAGTATGAAGTGATTGATGATTTTTTAGCGCCGCCAGCGGCTTTGTTAAATGATAATGCCATTAGTGTATATCCTCTTTATTGACTTCTTCATATAGAAAAACTATCTTACCGTCTTCTATATCAAGTAGGCTGTTTTCTTCAAATGTCTCTAAATCTACAGCACAAAACTCTAGATCTAGTCTGGTTTCCCCAGTTGCTAAATAGTCGGCGTACCGACGTAAGGAAGCTAGTGCGAGATACTGGGAGATCTCGTAGTAGCTATGCTTATACTCATTATGCAATAAAATATCGGGGTGAATCAAGAATGACTCTCCTCGAAAACTTTTATTAGCAAATTTGTATAATTTATCATACTTATTATTAGGTATGTAATTGGTAACGAGCATACGAAAAATCAGAAAGATCGTAAGAGCACTGCCTTCCGATGTTTCAAAGATCTTTTTCCAATCGTAGAACAACATATTATACACCCATTTACAAAAAATGTCAAGAACTATTTTTTACAAGCCCTAAGTGGTTCTCTAAGTTTGATAGCTTATTTCTTTCTTTTTCTATATATAAAGTGTAAGCGGTTTTTAGTCCCTGTATCCAAGACTCTAAGGATTGATTAACTATACTTAATGGTCCTGATTTTTGTATTACGCCATTGCCCTGACACTGAATACTAAGGCAGCTCCAGTCTATGTAGTTAATAGGGATTAGATCGGATTCTTCTAAAATATTAATCTGTTTGCCCTGTAGTTCATAATCTACAAAAACAAAATAAAGTAAGTTTCCTGCCATTAAATAATCATAGGCTTTCTTTGCGGATACCATGTTAGGAGAAAAATTATTTTTATGTACATTATTTGATTTAACATCTACGGCCTCTTCAGAAGACAGCATAAAATCTCCAATGTTTTTTCTACTTGTTGTAGATGATCCGTATTTTTTTGCTATCATCTCTTCTATTTTTTCGTAAGCGTCCATCTTTGCCTCATAACTGTTTGATAGAATAACTTTGCTTCATGTAATAGCCCATACGGTTCGACGCCTGTCTTTGAGCTGTCTTTCCTTTAAGATGTATGTCAATTACAACTGGATCTCGCTTCCCTTCTTGCTTACGAATAACTCGCCCGATAAGCTGCGTAAGTAAAGGTTCGTTATTGATAGGGGTAGCAAGAATAAGACAGCTAAGATTATTAACTGAGATACCCTCGCTGAAGATTGCTTGAGTTCCATAAAGAATGTCCTTCTTTCCTTCTAGTATTTCAGACACGAGTTTTTCCCTGTCTTCGTGTGCGACCTCACCTGTAACACATACAGATTTCTCACCAGTCAGTTCGGCGCAGCTTTTCAAGAAATGAACTCGATCTGACACCACAAGTACTTTGTGGCCTCGTGCCGCGTATGCTGATGCTATCATGGCTACCGAGTGACGATATTCATCATTGTTTGCGATTGCATTGACTCGCTTTGCCCAGGGTATGTTTGCGCCGTCGGGAAAACGCACCTCTGAACGATAGATGTGTATACTCGGTGTGAGAAAGTTCTCCTTGGGCGGCTTAAAGATGTTCGGACTGAAGTAGTCTCGAAAGACAACGTGTTTTCCATCTTTGCGCTCAATTGTACCAGAGAGTCCAATCTTGTATCGAGCGTGGCTGGTATCTATAATTTTAGAAAACGTCGGAGAGGAGACGTGATGCATCTCATCAAGAATGATTGTTCCGAACTCTTTTCTAATTTTTTCAAGGTTTCTGTAGAGTGTTTGGGTATTGCCAACCACAATGCAAGAATCGGTATCGAAACGACCACTACCAATAATTCCAGGTTTAATTCCATAAACTTTTTCAACCTCTTTTGCCCACTGATTTCGTAGGGGCACTGTATGTGTTACGACCAATGTTTTTTGTCCAAGTTTTCCTGCAATTGCAAGTCCTGTAAAGGTTTTACCCCAGCTTACCCAAGCATTGATAATACAGTTATCGTCTAAATTATCATAGACGTCCTGCTGACTCTGCCGAAGCTCGAATTGAAACTCTGGAAAGTCAGCAGGAACTTCTAAGCGTTTTTCTACTACTTCGTAATCGTCAGGTATCAGGTCCGTTCGTCCGATTGGTATTGATACCAGATTTTCGCGCACCCGCTGCAGATTCTTAATAATCTGTGGTGGATCATTTGGATTCTGTGCAGGAACTTTGTACGTCAGCTCATCAGATAGTTTTTTCCGATACTCTGGAGTACACTCCATAAAAATACGATTACTTAGTACTGCTTTCATTTTTACCTGCTAAAATAGCTATCAATTACGGCTATATATGCTCCTAGTGCATATACACAAGCGCCGAACACTGCAAATCCCATTAAGAATGTGCCCATGATTTTCTCCTATAATCCTAACTGCTCTTTTGCAATTATGTAGTCTTTCACAAATTTACTACGGACTATATCGTCAATCTCGAAATCAAATATATCAAACTGCTCTGTTGCTTTCAGGATACGAATAAAGTCTCGTAGACCGTTTTTCTGTAGGTCTGCTTGACGAAAATCGCCACAGAAAATAATCCTACACCCTTCCCCAACACGAGTAATAATTGAGTCTAACTCGTGGAATGACATATTTTGGCATTCATCAATAATGACGGTAGCATTTCGTAGAGTTACTCCGCGAATAAACGAAGTAGTCATAAAATGCACCAACCCTTTTGTTTTTAGTATTTGATACGCATCTCCTCTTTGAAAAAGCTCTATACAAATATCTTTGTATGGCTCTTCATAGACTGATGCTTTTTCCTTTTCTGTTCCTGGAAGAAACCCAATATCTCTCGTAGGAACTGCACTACGAATTAATACTAACTTTTCATACTCTCCTTTTGTCATATCGTCAAAAGCAAAGTAACAGGCAATGAAGGTTTTACCTGTTCCAGCTACTCCATGTAGAACCATATGCTGTTGCGACTCAAATGCTTTGAGCTGGTTCTTTGTGAGAGGCTCTATTTCCTGCAACTCAAGAGCTGCACCCTGCAATGTTTTAGATCTTCTACCCATATAATTTATACTTTTCTTCGAGTGTCCTTTTGACGTTCTTCGGAATACTCGTATAAAATCCACGGTAAATTACCGTAGTGTAAGACTCCCGCATACTGTATTTCAGAAGCAGGAGGGCGAGGCACTCTAAAAGGGTTTTTCACTCCGTACAAGTACAAAAGAGAACAACTTTCCTTTTTGAGTATTGACTTTATTTTATAGTATTTTAACTTACAAAACTCAGTCTTCTCATAGATAAATGGTATACCATTTGTATCTATAAAAGTCTTTTGATTACTCTTCAGTAGCCCTCTCATGTCGTCTATCTGATGTGCAAGTCGAACAAGGGCTTTATGAGGAGTTTGAAGGCGACGAATGCCCAAAGTATCCCCAGGCATATTTCTATCATCTAGTATCTTTCCTTCCAAAAATAGAAGTCCGTCAGTAATATGCCAATCGTCAGACGTCATGGCATATACTGGGAATCGGACTTTGTTTATGTTTTTATACTGTATCACCATACATTTTGGAGAACTTACCATTGGAGTAGTCTTCGTGTACAATCTCGAAATCACACCCGATGGGAGCGCCAGGAATAGAAAGTCCTCTATCCAACTGTACAAAGTGTTGCAGTTTCTCTTGGTAATGTTCAATTTCTTCCTCTGGAACTTCGGCTAGAATAGAGTCGTGAACAAGAGCAAAGATACGAGCTTTCATACCTTTTGCCTTAATATATTCACCCATATCTATCGCGCCAAGAAGGTTAATATCAGAAGCAGCGGACTGAACCAGAAAATTAAGACCAGAACGAACGCTATGACTCCTGATGCCCGCATCGGAGGACGCAACATTGGGGAGTCGTCGCTTCCTACCAAAGAACGAATAAATGAAGCCATTTTGTTCAATAAATTTTTGATTGTCATCAATCCATGCCTTTAGTTTGTGAAACGCACCAAAGTAATCGTTGATAACCTCTGTGGCTTCTTGCTTGGAAAAATACTTTCCGCTGTCTTTTGTTACTTGCTCACTGATCTTTGCTGGTCCCGCACCGTACATAATACCGAACGTAACAGCTTTTGCTGCCTGTCTCTTTTCTGAGTATAGCTCTGCTACTTCAGATACGTCACAAGGTAGACGAAATACTTTGTGTGCAATCGTGCTATGAAAGTTACCTCCACTACGGAATACATCCATAAGTGCTTTATCATTTGCAAGAATAGCTGCAACATATACTTCTGCTGTGGTCAAGTCCATCGCAACAATCTTGTTACCAGGAGCTGCTTTGATACAGCCTTTTACAGTAGGATTGTCCCGAGGCAGTTGTTGCATGTTGAGTTTACCAGAAGAGCTGAGCCTACCAGAAGTTGTGCCATGCAAATTAAAACCCGTCCTAAGTCGAGAATCTCGATCCAGTTGAGGTATGATTTTGTCCAGATAAGTATTTTTGATTTTGGATTTTTGTCGTATATCCAAGATCCGCTTAGGTACGTCGCTCTGAAGGCTGAGTTCCTTGAGCACTTCCGCGTCAGTAGAGTCCGCACCCGTACCTGTCTTCTTTCCAGTTGGTTGGAGACCGAGGTAATCAAATAGTAGGCTACGCAATTGAACAGTAGAATTAGGATTAAAAGATTTTCCATTAATCTCTTCAAACCTCCTTATCTTATCGTTTTCATACAAAGCTGCTATAGCTTCGTCAATATCTCGCTGCATTGCATCCTGTCCGACATAGAGACGCTTTCGATCAAACGGTACGCCATTGTCTTGAGTATCAATAAGGAAGCGAGTGCCAGGAATAAGAATATTCTCATACACCCACAAGAGCTTTGGATTCTGCTTGATCTTGATAAACTTTTCGTAAAGCAAGAACGTACACATAGCATCCATAGCCGCATATGTTTTCATTACGTCAAAAGGAATATCGCCCCAGTTAAACTGATCTTTCAAGATACCGTGTTCTTTTCGGTACTGGTCAATCCAGTCATACATTGGCTTTTCATAATCACCATAAGGTGTGAACTTCATTGTCAACTGCTTGAGGC